ACGTCCACTCCAACACTGTCATGCCAGAAGTCAACGTGCATGTACATGTCTTCTTCTTGACTAGACTTTCGGGCGTTAGGAAATATCCGAAGCCATCGGTTCTCAACCACCCTGCCGAGCCGCAGGTCTACCCTACTCTTCCTTGTGGCCATCTTCATCTATGAACTCTTGGACCGCTGACAGAGCTAAAGAAATCTCTTCTATCGTAGTCCTCTTGAATTCATTCAACAGCTCTTTTACTGCGTCGGGGTCCTCCAGTGGATCGCCATCTAGATCATGAAGTTCTTCGTACATGTTTGATGTGGCTTGATGAACGCGCATAGTAGCCACCATATACATTAGGCTTAGCTGGTCCCTAGTCATGACGCTCTATCTTTAGTATCTGTTGAATAGCCTGATCAACTTGTTGACTATTCTTAGCTAAAAATACAGCATAACCAAGGTCATTGTCAACAATGTGCCTCAGAAAAAGCTTCCATCTCATTGGAAAGTCATGATGTGATGGCAGATACCCTTTGGTTTCTATCACCCATTTGCCTGACTTCCCCATAAAATCTGGAGTGTACCGTATAGGCTGCAGAACAGATCCCGTCCTGTTGGACATTAGTTTTGCTTTGGAAGTCATCTTCCAATAGCCGTGCGGGAATCTAAACTTGTCTAGCAGTTCGAATGCTGTCTCCTCATAATCAAACTCAATACCATTCTCTTTGAGCTTGTCGGCACAGTACTTTTCTATCGAACTCTTATACCTTCCTAACTTTTTGCTGCGACTAGACCGACTCCGTCGTTGTTTCTTTCGCATACATGCAATATAATCATTGCTGTGACAAGAAGTCTATTCTGTAAGGCATTTGTTGTTTCTTGAATTCTATGTTGTCGAACAGAGGCTTTTGGCTCAGCCACCCCGAAAAGCCAGTGTGACCTAAGTTCATGACGATTCTGTACGGCTCATCAAGCGGTGTAGGCCTACCCCCTGTCTCTACTTCGCGAACCTTGCGAACGTGAAACTCACTCATCTTTCTGATGTTGGGGTCAGCTGACTGCACCTTCCTGTGGATTGTCACAAAACAGTCACAGCGATTGACAAACTTACCGCCGCCCTCTGTGTCCTCAGCATATGGTGCGGTTGGCAATCCATCCTCACCCTTGCGACGCTGAGCCTCAGTAAAGGCATGCATGTTCAGCCACACGGCCACATCATTTGCCTTGCTGAAAGTCAGGAATGTAGACGCAGCCTCGTAGTGATAGTCATGAGTGCTGATGGCATTGTTCCTTAGGTCAATCTTCAGGCTGTTGTATGGGTCTACGAAGATAGCGTCAATGGTTTGCTGAGCCATGACTTTCTCCATGAATAGAACGATGTCACCGTAACTGTATACTTGGTCGTTGTTGATGATAACAAAGTGATCATTTACCCACTTGTATGCCTTCTTGCGCTCGTAATACGACATGTCACCCACCTTCTTATTCATGGCCATCTGCATCAAGTTCATCTTGACGGATGCCGTTCTGTTTTCAGAAGAGTACAGCACCCATTTCCACCCATGCCTGATGGCTGCATTGACAATGAAGTACAGGGCAGTAGTTGTTTTGCCCACGTTACTATGACCGTTGATGATGACAAACTCTTTCTTGTACCTGAAGTGCTCGTCGAGAAGTGCGTCTCCTGTGTCCAAGCCTAGCTCCACCTTGCCTTGAGAGAAGTCGTCAATCCATTTAAAGTCGTCGTCATCAGACGAGATGAATGACATGTCCCCATCGTGCAGTCGCATCTGACGTTCAGCATCCTTGACGCCTTCTATAAGCTCACGAATAGGCATGCCCTTTCCATTCTCCAACCCATCACGGATCGTGCGAACAGCCTGTTCTTCTGAGTCGATGTCTCGCTTGCTAATCTCCCTTAGCAAGACACGGATAACCTCGTCTTCCTCCATGCGTCCAGCACTGATGTACCCACCACACAGCTTCGCTGCCTTTAGCAACGTAGCGTGCTTATCACCGTCATCAGCACGGCGAATCATACGTGCGGCCAAGTTCAGGCGCATGTAATCTGTGTACTCCCCCTCGGCTATGATTGGCGCTTGCGCCTCAGCCTTCTCGGTGTTAAACGCTCCGAACCTCTTACACTCATCCTTGATGATGATGTCTGGGTCGTGAGACTCAAAGCATGCGCGAGATTCATTGATGCCACTCTGGTCTACCTCCAACCCATACTGCTTGTCAAAGTATGTGACTAGCGCACGGAAGTGGTCCCTGTGTCTTTCTGGGTTCGTGATTCTGACAAGCGCCTTGATGCCGTTTCCGCTAGGCGAAGTCCAGCATGAATGAATGAAATCATCCGTGGCAAGGGACGTCTTGGTTGAGTCAACGTTAACGTGGTCAAAGTCCAGAACAACAAATCCCGAATGCTCGAAGAGCGCGTCATCGGCTCTCGACGAAAACTCCCCGCTGAAACAAACAACGGGGAGCTCTTTCTTCTTCTCTTTATTTCCATCTCGAACCTCAGTCACTATGGTACTCGACCGACCATTCTTGATCCGATCCAGCGCTATTTGTAGTGTTATGTGATGAGGCGTTGTCTTCTCGAAGACGTTTTTGAATATCGTTACTTTCATTATCCTTGGCAATCATTAAGAGAATCATGTACCCAGCAAGGTCTTGCAGGGTGTCTTCGGTGTCGTCAATCGGACCAGCATTCATGACTCGCTTAAGCTTGTCATCAATACGAGCTTTGATACTGGACACAGCATTAGCCTTAGAGAAGATGTTGATGGGCTGCAAGGCAGCGTCACCATACTTCGCATTTTTTTGAAGCAGAAGGTCCTCCAGCTTCTTACACTTCGATTTGATTTTGCTTCTTGTGTTCATCAACAGTCAGGTTAGAGTATGAAATCAGTTTCTTCTCTATGATTTCCCGAATAATAATGTGCTTCTCTGACTTCGCGTTCTTGCCATACAGCTCTGTTTCCAGTCGATGCATGGTCTTCGTATCATAGTTGCGTATGTCATTCGGGTTGTCGTAGACAGACACTATCCACATGACGCGCTCATGTACAACCTTCCGTTTCTTGAAGGCGACACGAGCGGTCATGAAATAGATTGGAGCCTTAGAACGGGACATCGTCGGTTGCAGTCTCCGCCTGCTTAGCCGCTCGCTTTTGCTTTGCGGCCTCGCTGTTTGGATCGTACACGCGACAGCATGATTTTCCGTTCTTAGACATGAACATTGTAAGGTAGACGTTGCCGCCTTGACCCTGTTCATTACGTGAGGTGGCATACTTGTCCACCATTTCCTTGAGTTCGTGGTCCTTCATTCGCACAGTCCATGCAATGATTTGACCATCGTCGCCACGTCGTGGCTCTTCAGCGTACCCTACGAGCACGCTATCATACTTCTGTTCACTCATGTGATATAGAATTTAATTAAACAATTGATAGATCCATAGGAGCGTGATGTATACGCAGTACAAATAGAACGCATGCATCACCACTTCTGATAGCATTTCACACAACAAACGTTGCAAAATTGGTTTCTCTTTGTTCAGGTGACTCATCCAACCAGCTCTTAATGTTCTCCAAGGCTTGATGGAATTTCATCTCGCCACGGAATAGTGTTTCTTCGCTGCACTTTACGTCAGCAGGGTAATACGGGAACGTCTTCTCTTGCACAACCCAATAAAAATCCTTGATGCCAAACACCTTGGTGTAGATATAAGCCTGAATGTCATACGACCAGCTGTTCACATCATACCTAAATTTGTCAATAGCCCTAGAAGACTTGCTGTCAATGATGCGGTCGCTTTGCAGACAGTCCAAGAATCCTTTGAGGGGAATACCATCAAGGTCTACGTTGAACTCCACTTGAAACTTCCCACCCTCGAACTGCTTGTAATACAACCCGCAGTCCTTCAGGCGCTTGATCATCTCTTGCGCTTTCTCCCAGTCCTCTTTAGATACCAGCTCTTTGTCCGCATTGGCTTCCGCCTGCTCTGCTTTCCACTCTCGGTACTTCTTCGTAACTCTAGGGTTACGGCCACCAATAGCAGCAACAATATCGGTGTCGTCAAGATAAAGGTAAGTATCATTCGCTTTCTCTGGCTCGAACAGCATCATGTCATACAAGCTACCAAATCGAAGAGCTTCGCTCTCTTTCTTGAGTTCGCCTCGCATGTACATCTCCCAGAGACGCATGTCCCCGAGCGCGTGCTTTAGGGAAGAGTAGGAGAGGTGGGGCTTGCCCACACTCTCCGTCAACTTGTCCCGCATGCTCATGATTTGCCTCCGCTAGAAGTGAAGGATTCAAGACCAAGGATTGTTGGACACCAAATACCAACATACAGTCCAGCCATTTGGTTGCCTGTGAACCAGAGTGTCAAAGACATGGCCATTGACACAAAGGCCGCGATTAGAAGTGTATTTTTCATCGTACAAATTTCTTGAGTCCAGCAACCTGCTTCTCTGTAAGCTGTTCACCATACTTTTTTGTAACCGCAGTGAACGCTTTCTTCTTGTCGGTCTGTGACTTGATGTATGACACAGCCTTGTCCATGATGTTCTCTACTGGCGCATCAAGCGCCTTGCTAAGCTTTTGAACGTGAGGGTTCTCAGCGATAGCTTGCTGCTTGGCAATAGCTTCTTCGACTTCGTTAGCCGACGCAATTGATGTTTCGATTCCGATTCCAAGGATTGCAAGGGCTCGGCCAACAGCAGAGGTTTCACAGTTTTCGACATAGGAGGTTTTGTTGATGTTCGACGATGACCGCTCTTCGTGGGCGTGGCCCACGGATACGATCCGACCCGATGTATCACACACCGTTGCCTTGCATAAACACTGCTCTGAATCGAGGACTGGAAAGTCTGTTGCGATAGTCCAGTTCTTGTACTGCTCTTCCTGTCTGAAGAACTTGATGCGCTCGTTGACTTCAACGTAGCTCTTGCCACGAATGTTCGTGGTCTTGAATTTATAGGTGCTCATTTTGAATGAATTAAATTTCGTTTGTCTTTACTTAGACCACCTGCTGGATTGGTGTCCCGCGTTGGCAAATGTATAGCCTCCAATCTTCTCTTCCAAATCGCTCTTGCATTTTCTCTGTTGACAAGCATTCGGTCCAACAGGTTCTCAAGGTCCATGATGATGTCTGCGATAGCCTGCACTTGCCCGTCAACATTGGCGCCATTGCGCCCGAGGATGTTTGGGTGCAGGTCCATTTCCGTGCTAACCTCATTCACAATATGAAGCGACCTTCTGAACTGCTCTCGGTAGTATGCGCTGTGTTTTAGCAGAGGATGATGCTCTTTTTGGTAGTGAACAATCGAAGAGTGGTCCTTACTGAGCATGTCTCCAATATTTTGACATGTCAGGAACGGTCGAAGAGAGTTAGACAGGGCCATACGATGCACTACCTGCTCATGCTTCCGAGACTTCAGGTCCATCTTTGCACCAAGCAGTTCTTCGTATCTCTTTCGAACCACCTTAAACAAAAACTTTCTAGACTCTTGGTATTCAGTTGGGGACATCATGTCAACTCTTCTTTTGCCCTCTCTTGTATCGCGAGGTATATGTTCAGAGACTTCATCGTTGCCAGCATGCTGTCTCTGAATTCATCTATAGCCTCATCAAAAACAATACGGAAGTCTTGGTCGTGAAACCCCAACTCGTCAAGCAGTTTCTCTCCAGCCGCGTGTGATCTTAGGTTGTTGAGTGCGACACCCGATGCAGCTTCTGCTGTTTCGACGTACTCATTGACAATCTCTGATGCAGGTCGTGTCAACCATTCTGATAATGGCATTGACATCAAATCAATTTTTACCATGCGAGACGCTACTCGTGCAGCTGTGCTTTCATCATCAAACTCTTTGATGATTCTGTTCATGTCTTTGCCCCACATGTTTTTTAACAGTTTAGATTAGGTTTGTATATAGGTATATTCATAAGCTTATATAGCTGTATAGAAGCAGGTCATTCATCTGATGCTTCAGGTGATTCATCATAACCTTCTGGTCTCCAACCATTTAACAGCATTTGCTTCGTCAATCGCTCTAAGAGACCTGGGTTTTTCTTCAAGAGTCTCTGCATCTTACGACGTCGATGACGAGGCGAGCCGAACTCATCGCTCATCTGAAGGTTGTTGTTAGCCATAGAGTTTTTTGTTGTGTGTCACTAAGTGTTCGACGATTAGTCCATCTACATTGTCGTTAATGTCTGTGTTCCAGTGGATTGACTTTCGTGGATTATACTTGAACTGCATCAACTCCTTTACGTTAGGCTTCTCGTAGTCGGGCGCCTTCGTGTATGATACGTGCAGGTCCGCACAGTCCACCCATGCGCACACAGTCTTGTGGTTGCCGTCGAATATCTTCTGGGCCGTTGCAGGATTGTTGCCGAACAAGCAGTTCTTCATATGGATGGAGCATACCTCTGGATTGTAATAGTCCTTGTGATTCCCGTTGCCTCTGTCTGTGACCTGCCACGTCATGTAGTTGGGGCCCCGACCAAGGTGGAATCGAACTCTGAATCGTCGGTTCATGTGTCATGAGTTCATGTACTCGATCAAGTCGCGCTCACGGATACGATACTGCTTGCCCACTCGCTTCGCCTTAATCTCGCCACGCTCAATGCACTTGATGACAGTCTGACTGCAGACATCAAGGAATTCTGCCACCTGTGCCACCTTGTAGAGCTTGGGGATTTGCTTCGTCATGATGTCCGAGTTAACTTTTTTCTTCTCTTGTGGAGTTCTCTTCTTCTCCAAATCGAAGATGGTTTCTTGCCGAGCGTCTCGCTCAATCATATAGTCGGGAAGCGCAATGTTAAACCGCTTTGCAATCTTCTTGATTGTGGTCTCGGTTGGACGTCGGCCAAACTTGTGAAGCGGCGACTGAATGTTCCAGCATGCATACATGACAGTCATTGATACACCTGTCTCTCTGCCAATTTCCTTGAGCGACAACCCGTGCTGCTCGTTGATGTCATTGACTGCTTTGATGAACCACTCAGAACGGATGTCTGCGTTGGATTGCTTGGGAAGTTCCAAGTCTTCGAACTTGATATTCATTTGATTTGAATTAAATATAGAATTGAATGTTGGCAATTTAGGAATTATCGTTGATAACTGCAAAAATTTCATGGTTATTTTTCTGTTGGGTTGTCGTCCACCCCATGGATGCGGCACTCGAACTTCTTGTCTGCACACAGGTTTTTGAGGGCTTCAATGACAGAAGCTTCATCGTAGTCACCCACCTTGTCGCGCATCCAGTCAAGGTCGAGGTGTTCAGAGAGGTCGATGTATTGGCTGAACGATACCTCGAACCCGCCTGTATATCCACTCTCTTCGATGTGGATGTCGTTGGTGTTGTCAATCTCATCGCAAGCGTTGGACACACCATGTGCCACACCCTCACGGAAGATGGCGATGGCTACTGCCTTGGGGATGACGGGCATAGTAGGTTGCTCTGGTTGCTCAAGGGCATTTACCTCAGCCTTGAGTTCTGCAACCTCACGTTGGAGCATGACGATGTCGTCGTACTGACCTTGCACCTTAGATTCAAGCTCATGCTTCACCTCTTTGAGATGCTTGATGGTGTTGGCGGCCTTGAACGCGGCTTCCTTCATCTCATCAATACGCTCCGCATGAATGGCGCCAAGATTCTTGAGCTCACCGACCTTATTTTGGAGGGCTTTCTCACGGCCTGTCTGCTCCTGATAGGCTGCGTCCATGCTGTCGATTCTGTCGAGCACTTGCTGTGTGTCGTACTTGATGTCCGCAACTTTGTCGCGGAGCTCTTCGATTGTGTTCATGTGTTCTTGGGTTTACGAAGTTTGAGGCCGAGGTGTTCTGCGACGTAGTTAATGTGTCTTTGTGTTGTTACTGACCAGTAGCCAAGTTGTTGCAGGGTGTCACCCTCAATGCGAGCGACAGGTGTCCCGTAGCTGACAACGTAGCCGTTGGTTGTCCATAGATTTTGTTTGAATCGTGGGAATCTCATGCTTGGTAGATAAATGAGAAGTGTTCTGTGATTGCCCTGCCGTAACGTGTGTGAAACCCATAGCTGTGTGTGCCCAACATTGGTTCGTTGGCAAGTACGAAGCGAAGGACTTTCCACTCGTCAAGGTCAAAGGTGGATGCGGTTTCCTGTGTTGCTTCGAGAAGCATGCACGGATCGTGACGCATGTCGTGTCCGAGGTCAATCTCGATGTAGTCTTGTATGTCTTTACTCGTCATTGTCTGTAAATTTTATTAGCACCATCCAACATTGGATGAACCGAAGTGAGCAGAGATGGCTTCTTGAATTTTGTAGTCACCATCGAAACAGATGCGGATAAAGAAATCGCCGTCCGTTCTGTTGTTAATCACGAACATCCAATCCGAATCACGCACGAATCTTCCGTCATAATCACGGATATCAATCATGTCGTATTGGTTGTATCGGTTGTGACTGCGGATGATGTCTTTGATGTCCCGCCTGGCTTCTTTGACCCGTTTGGGGTCGACTTGAATGTCAATCATTGTCTGTAAATTTTGGGGAGTTCTCCATGATAAACTTGGACAGCATGTCCTCGATTTCGCTGACCACCTCGTCCACGTCGTTGTTGTCTAGGTCGTACTCCGTAGTCATAAGGCGGGATAGCTGTTGGTAACCGCTTTCGTCCCAAGTAATGCCGTCGGACTTGTAGCCACGATGGTTGAAGCAGTTGCTGACGTAGCACCGCAGGTCGTATAAGGTTTCTTCATTCATAGCTGTCAGAGTTTTTAGGTTTGGGGATGCGGAAAGCGTGCATCACATAGTCGTCGATGTCGATGAATGCGTGGTTGCCCATGTACACAGAGGATATGAAGTCAGTCAGTTGTTCGAGGGCCTCAACGGATTGGTCGTTGTCCATCACGTCAGAGGACACACGAGCCACCAAGGACATGCACAAGGGGGTGTAGTCCCATGCAGGGGAGGTATCGAGTTGGTCCCACGTCAGCCAACATGACTCGGTAGAGTCACTGCGGTTGGACATGTCAAGCTCGATGATTCGAAACACCTCGACACTAACGTCGTCGCCGTTATCTGCTACCCAATCGTCGTGCTCCATGTCATGTGGTACACGAGCATGGTAGTCCATGTACTCACGGGTCATGGTGACGATGACGTTCATGGGGTCTGAGTCGTCAATCTCTACGCACATCTTGTCCTTGCGGTAGCCGCTGATGATGTCAAGGATGTGCTTGTCTGCAAGAGCTCGCTTGGGGAAGAACTCACAGGTGGTGTCGGAGTACCCTTCGAAGAGTCCTGCGACAGCGTGGATTACTGCGTACTGCTTCATTACTTGTAGGTTTTTTCGATGATGAGGTCAGATGCCTCGTCGATGTTGGAGATGAGTGTGGCAAGAGGGGTCTTGCATGAGTGCTTGCCTTCCAAGGCGGCACATGACATACTCATCAGTTGTGCCACATCTCGGTGGCGACTGAAGTTGATGATGAGGGTGACCTTGCTCAGGTCCTCCTGAATTGCTTCGGCAAGTTGCCGTGTGTTCATGTCTTGTAGCATGGTTGATTGAATTGAAGTTTGAAAGTGTTGAGGTCGCCCCTCATAATCTTAGACTTGATTGTCCTGCGTGTGGTGTGGGTGGAATCGAACCACCGACAACCCTCATGTTCATTGCCATTGGGAAACCCTTGGTAAAGGGTGGAAGGAACATCTATTGGGTTGTCACATCCTTACCGCATCCTCATGCGGGATATGTCACACCTGTGGTATCTACATCCTACTGCTAACCACTTTGGAAGGGAGGTTGGGATTCGAACACAACTGCCGTCCGACCTGAGTGGCCATGATTTTAGTGGACGTACGCACCGACTGCGCTCCCTTGAAAATCAAAGGGGAAGAGGTAGTATCCTATCTACACGCCTACATCTGACGTCAGCCCTGTAATATGCTGCTCTTCCTTGAAAAAGGTGGGGGGAAGGTGTGACGTTTCACACGCTCATCCAATCGAATTGCATCCCGAAAGGCGTCCCCCCGATGGTCAAACTTCAATCAACCAAAAACCTTTCATGCCGTGACACAATTTCGATCGCACGTGACATAGCATATGTGCGTTGTTGTGTCATTGTACCCGCTACTTGAGGTGTTGGCAGGTCGAACTTGTAAGTTCCTGCCTCGCTCATGTAACCCATAGTGTCGTTGCCCCGCTGAATAGCATCAGCAAGCTGACCTGTCAATTTGATTTTTTCGCTGTGTGTCATACTGTTTCTGTTTCGAGAAGTTCATCTTCAATGATGCCCTCCATGATGTGGTCAGTGATTTGATGGATGACAACATCCCTGTCGCTCCAATTGCCATACCCCTGAGCATCCAACAAGAACCCTCTGAGTTCTTTGTGCATGTTGTATGGTATATGACTGACAAGGTAGTCAACAAGGTCTTCATAGAACGAATCCATCTTGTACTCCATCACCTCATCTCCGTGTTCGTCGATGTCTTCCCACCCCTGCCATAGGTTGCAGAACCCGTTGTTGTAGTAGTCGTAGCCAATTCGAGAGATGGCGCGGAGTGCTTCGGGCCATCCGTCATCTGCCTCACCTGATGCAGGGATAAGTCGCTTCCATGCTTCGTTGTACTCTGTTTGGTACTTGCCGTCGTTGTCCCAATAGGAACCGACTTCGAGTGTGTTGCTCATTTTTTTTTGTTTGAAGTTTGACGTGGTTTCTTTGACAGGTCAAAGGTGACCCGCTTGATTGCCCAGGCGGTGTGCTTGTTTATTGCTTTGCTCTGCATATCAGCGAGCTGTTTTACGAGGTTGAATTGTTCGCTCATGCCATGTAGTGTGCGTTGTTCATGTTGATGCCGTGGGTGTCCTCCACCCAAAGCTCGATGTCCTCCGTACCATCAGGGTATGTGAATACGTGAGTCAGTTGCGTGGTGTAGTCTAGGACCACCACTTGATTAGGTCCGAGCGTCATAGTCATGAGTACTTGTCGTTGATTCGTTGCTTGGTTTCTTCACAGCATGATACCCATGCCTCCATGTTGATGAGGGAGATGCCCTCGCGTCCAGACTTGTGGTACTCAAGGATTTCTTCCTTCTGCGAGATGTAGTGGTCAAGACCACGCTGAAGGCAGTCGATGACTACCATTTGCACGAGTGCTCCGTGCTTGTTGTACCCCGTCATGAGGTGGCTGATGAACTCGTCGTTCGTCATGTTTTTGATGTTGTCCATTGGTGTTGGATTGAAGTTTGAGATTTAGAGTGTTCGTGTGTTACACTCTTCACTACGTTCAGAGTTGTAACACACTCACTCTCTATTAGGGGTTGAGGTCGAACTGAGTGTTCTTGAATGCCTCTTCGAGGCGCTTCTTGTTACCTGCATCCGCAGCATACCATGTATCAATGAGGCGGTATTCAAAGCTACCGCAGTTCTGCTGTCGCAGTTCAAGCGTTTCGTGTTGTGTCATTTGTCTGTTGTTTCTACTCCCCACCACGCAATCTCTTCGTCGTGGATGCGGAACTCGTGGCATTCTTGCAGTTCGTTTTCCCATACCCCGACCCACACGCCGTGGTCGTCAGGTGCGCCCTGTATATGGGCGGCTTGGAATCCTTTTTTTTGCAGTGCCTTGACTGCTGATTCGCATTGTTCTTGTGTCATAGGTCAATGATTACGCCCTTGGATTCAAGAGCATCGGTGATAAATTCAGGGAGTTCGAAGCATCCATCGTACCCCGTGAGGCGTACATCTCCGTTGTCATCCCAATACACTTCGAGGATTCCGCCTGCATAGAAGCGGTCACCTCCCGTGTCAAGGTCGTAGGTTTCGTACCACCCACCTGTTCCGTGGTTGGGGTCAATCTCTACGGTGGTGTCCATCTCTACGCCCGTGGCTCGGTCTATGTCAATGTCGTATGCCGTGGTCATAGCTACGTGTGGTAGCGTGGTCTTGAAGTCTAGTTTGAATTTCATGGGGTTGAAGTTTGAGTGGTTTAGTGTGTTCGTGTGTATCACTTCTACACTTCGTTTAAGAAGGTGATACACACTCACACTACATTAGTTGTAAGCGGCACATTCGGTGTTGCCAACAGGTTTGATGTACTGCGTATGTGCATCATATGTCGTACAGCCTTGCAAAACGACTACGACCATCAGTGCCGCCATCCATGCGAGGAAGGCAAGGAACGCATAGTTAACTCGATTCTTCATGTAATATGTATTATGTGTTTGTGTTTCAGTTAGTTACGTTCCACACCTCATCAAAGATGAAGCGGTTTTCTCTACGCATATATGATACGTAGTTGTCGTAGTGGTTTTTGTCTTTGAATGTTTTAACAACAACAAACTTTCTTCCGTTAGGGATGATGAATTGTATTTTCTTTGTCATGTCCATAGTTCTCTGATGACCAACCATACCACAGCTTGCAAATGTGCAGGGGCATACCCCATGTCATATGAGATGCGTTGGAACTTGCGTTCCAATAGGTCGTATTGCTTCGGTGTAATCTGGTTGTCCAAGTTCTTCCGAGTCTTCGACTTGGTCTGAAAGCTGTACACCATCCATGTATCAATCGTGACAGCATTCATATCAAATGCACCCACATTCAAAGCGAATCGGTGAGTCTTTCGGCTTGCTTCGTGGACTTGAATCAGTCCCTTTGCAATGTTGAATGCCTTGACCTTGTTGGAATTGAAGGTGCTGACCTTCACACGATCGTGTGATACGTCATCATGTACAGCTTGAAAGACGTTCCAAGCATCAATCTTGTTTCGTTCCCATCTGTTTCTCGGAGAGAGAGCCGAGATGACTCCCCCTGCACGGAGTGGTGATATGTCGAATTCATTGGACAGCATCAGAGCAAAGCCCTTGGCTTCGTCGTACCATGCCACACCATCTTGTATGACATCATCCGTTGCCATGTCATGCCAATGTGATACGTTGCTACGCATCTTTGACATCATCTTGTCAAATGTTTTTGGATTCATCGTAGATGATTTGAAGTTTGATACAGACACCCCGAAGGGTGTTTCGTCCACTCAGGACTCGTCAGTGTACCTCGATTGAGCTTGCGTTGTTGAAGTCGTAGATGGCTTTTTCGTTTCTTGCCTTAGCAAGTTCCATTGCCACATAGTGTGACCTGACTACGTCAGAAAGTTCGAGATAGAAGAACCCTTGGTCATCGACCCATCCACCTATCACTTGGAACGGGTCACCATGTGATGACGCTTGGATTTTTTTGAACTCTTGTTCAAATGCAATGAATGACAGCGATTCATTGGCACATTTGAACAGCTTGCAGTCAGCGGCTCCGCCGACAGCGTAGCCAAGTCCGTTATATGTCATTCCGTCTGTCTTGACGCTGAACCCCTCACCGCTTTGGATGAGGTGATACAATGATTGTGTTGAGGCCATGGTGTTGAAGTTTGAAGGTTTATGGGTGGTTCGTATATCACTCTATTCGTAAGAACTCATAGAGTGTATATACTCACCCCCCAATGTTGTCGTTTTGGTTGTGGTTGGCATCGACCCATATCATGATGAGTATGATACCTGCGATTGGCATGAGCATGCCGTAGAGAATAATGTCCATCGTAGATGAAGTTTGAAGTTTGACACAGACACCCCCCGAAGGGGGTGTTTCGGCTATTGAAGCCTCGTCAGTGTGCCTGTCATATGATATCACATCATGTCACGGAGTTCACGGAGTGACAAGTCAGAGAATGAAACCTCATTGGATGTTCCATCCAAGGGGAACTCTGCATCAAGCTTCGCTTGGAAAGCTTTGAGGACTTCAGCCTTACGAGCTAAAGCTCGTTGACGGATTCTCTCATCACTGCCGTTGGCTTCGCCAAGCTGTTGAACTGACTGCCGAGCAGCTTCTACCGAAGCTGTCTTAGCCTTGGAACAAGGCTTGACTGGGCTGTCAGCCTTTCCATGAAAGGCTTTCTCTTGTCTGTCAGCAACTCGTTGCTGTGGAGTAGCTTTCTTGATGGTCGTCTTACGACGACGCTTCGGCTTGGCCTTAGCCTTCGGCTTGGTCTTGGTCACCTTCGGTGCATCGGGCATCATACCCTGTGACATGAGGAACTGCTTGAACAACTCCATCATCTCATCAGTCCCTTGGGACTGCTTGTCAGATGTCTTTGACTTGGTTGCCTTCGGCAACTCGATGGCTTCAACGAACTCAGAGAGTTCTTTGATGGCTTGTCTTGCTTGACCCTTTCTCACCGTTGACGGTGAGAAGTAGAACTCATTGACTGAAACTGAAACTGCTTTCAGCAGTTCGACTCTGTTGGTTGACTTTTTCATTGGAAATGAAATTTGAAAATTGAAGTTTGAATGGTTTGGGAGGGTCCTCTCTGACACTCTTCGTAAGACTCAGAGTGTCTGAGAGTCCCCTCAGTTGGTCGGCAATCTCTCTGCTTTAGCAGAGTTCGAATCGTCGGAGTTTCTCTTCCAAGGGAAGAGCATTGGCTTTCTCATATTCCTCTTCGAGGAATGTGCATTGGAATTTCATTCCAAAGGGCTCAAGCAAAGCTTGAATCTTACTGATGTAAACATCAGTATTGGAGGCTTCATCACAATCTACGAAGTAGATAGTGCCATCTTCGTCGGTTTCGAAATCTGCAAGATTTTCGAAGTCAAGTAGAAGTTCAAGCCATTCATCGACTTCGTCGAATACTGCCTTCGGCAGTTCAATCTTGTCCTTCGGACAAGTCAAAGACATCGTTTCACCTTCGGTGAACATGAAGTCCCATTCAGTCATAAGATGACTGATGTTCAGTACCTCTGGAAGAGGTTCTGATGGATAGTCCCAAGATTCCATTGGAACCTCTTCGAGGTTCTCAATGACCTTCAGAGCTTCTTTCAGAAGCTTGATGGCATGGTTCTTACGAACCATGGATGGATGGTTGATGGCTTGGTTTGCAGCTTTAGCTGCAGCTGTTGCTGAGTACTTCATCTTCGATGAATTAGTGGTTTTCGATTTCATCTACGATGACAGCTTGCTCTTCGGTACTGAGTTCACAGAACTCAAGACAGAGCCAAAGGCTCTCTATGTCAGCAGTCCAAAACAGCTCAAGCAAAGCTTGAATACGGGCTTCAGTCAGTGTAACTGACTGCTTGTAAGACTCTTTCAGAGTCTGAGTGTTGATTGATTTCATCGGAGATGAATTGAAGTTTGAGTTGGCAAGATTGCCGCTGCAAAGGTATGGTCAACTTTCGGCAAAATCCAAGCCCCTTCTTCCTGCGCGATTTCTCCCGCCTGAAGACTACGTAGTAGTCCGCGTGGAAACAGGTAAAGAAGCGGCCTCATGTGCAGGCATGACGTGGGCATCATGCGAGGCGAGGTGAGATTTTTGTGTTGGTATTTGAATTGTCAACAGCAAACCCTGTGCGTTACCATGCGTGGTCCTTCGGACTGCGTGCTGTAACGTGTGGGGTTTTGTCCCCCTGCTTGGAATTGCTATAGAATCCTGACGATTTTTGAAACCGATGGTTACCGAAGGTAAAAAGTCAGAAAGTTTTGCAGTAACATCGAAGATGTTAAGGGGGGTGGGGTCAAGGGTCGCGTTCGGGCAGACGTGACGGACGTGTACAAATGTATATAATCCCCAAACCACGTGTTTCTGATCAGATTTTGCCAGTACCGTTCGCGCATAGTTTCCGCACGCAAGCGTTTAACAACAGCCTAATCAATAACTTACAGCCTGTTGCCTCAAGAGTTACTTCAATCTTGACTTTTGAAAAAAAAATTTATACCTTCGCATAGCTGATAAGGTGGTAGCAAACGCTCATAAGCATATACAGCTGTTCAGAGTGTTTTTTGTTGGTACGTGGAATCAGTTATTGATTTAGACGCAAGGCTTGCTGTGCTATATTTGTACCTATGCAGGCAGTCCGATCACTACCCCCAGAACTACAGGCTCTGATTGACCAATACAACCAGCTCTTAGAAGAGTCTGGTTACAATCAACAGTACTATGACATGGATACGCGCAAGCAGTTTATGGCGGACTACCATGAAGCTGGGTCCGACATTGACAAAATGCAGGGTCCTAAGATCTTTCGACAAAGTGGTCTTACAAGAGAAGAGTTTGATGCTCGGAACAATAAGATTCGAAACCTCTATGATGAGATCATAGGTGTTTCAGAAGACCTACAGCGTCAAGGGAAGATCAAAATCAACAAAGCGGCAGACCCGCTATATAACAAAGAGGGCGATGCGTCTGATACGTTTGCATTTCAGCTTGTACAAGTCCCAGGTGTTGCTCAAGGGTCAAGTTATTTTGCACCTGCTGTGGGTCATTCTCCAGCCCTACCGCTATTCGCTGCTTCAGGCCCCGAACCACTAAAGCCCATGAAGCCATTGAAGGCTGGTCGTCAGGAGTTGCCTGCCAGAGAGCTTCAGGAGTCTGTTCCAATGGACATACCTCAAGTTCAGAAGGAACTCATAATGTCGGCCAACCCACGCATGCGGACTGGACAAGAGCCAAACTATTACCTTATTAAAGATGGGAATAGAAAGAGAGTGCGACCTGTAGAAGAAGAAGAGCTTCAGTACTACAGAACCCAAAACAGAATTGGAAGATGAACCCCAGACGAAAAAAACCTGCTGGCAGAAGACTCATCAAGAGCTACGAGCACGGTGGACCGCATGGTGACCCTAAGAAAAAATCAAACGAAGATTTGATTAAGGACCTTGATCGCAGAATGATTGGAAATAAAAGCAATTATGCTATGGACTTCTTAGGTGACTTCTATGCTCAACCTGAAGTAAGATCTAAGATTGCTCAGAATCTTGCCTTTACACAGGGTGATGGACCTCCTGAACCTGCTACAAGAACAGAGGCATATAATATTCTTTCTAGAATGTACCCCAACAGAACTGATGAAATGGTTACGTATGAGGGTCTTGCAAATGTCTTGTCCGACCACTACGGTGACTTTATGGGTTCTATGGGGAATATGAATTTTGAAGATAAAGATCCATTTACAGGAGGGAGGGTAACAAGAAGTGCTGGCCCTGTAAGATCTGGCAAGGGGTCTCAGCGAAATCCATTTACTATGGGTATGCGACCACAACAAGAAAGAATGAATGTGGAGGTTCAAATAGACCCCATGAGACCTATGTCTACGTACGTACATGAAATGACTCATGCTACTGACGTACATAACAATCCTGGAAATGTGGCGATAATGGACAAGTACCGAAAACGGTTGAGTATGAATCAAGGCTCAGAGGATTTTACCAAAAACTATGAAGCGCTTTCTGAAGCAGGAAATAGACTTGGGATGGATGCTGCAGACTTCTTAGCATATGTGGGGCAACCAACGGAAACCCTTGCTCGTCTTAATGAGATTCGATATGACATGAACGCTTATTCGGGCAATCCTATGAACTACGAATATGCATATGATGACATTCCATCTTTGATAGAGAATGATACCAAAGCCTTTAGAGAACTTGCTGCAGTGTACGGGGCTGAGAATGTTGTAGAAATGCTCAACGAGATTTTCTGATACAGTAAATTCATTATCTTTGACGCATGGCTACAATGACCGTTACCATTCAAGAGGAGTTGACGATCAACGGCAAGGACCGTGGAAACAAAAACCAGCTTAGCATTAGTAGTGTAAGCGAAGTGTTCACCAGGGTCCTCACTGTTACAAACACCGAGCAAAACATTCTTGAGTTTCAGGCTACCAACCCATCGGGTGGGGCAATTGCAGACACCACTCTGCAGTATTTGAGAATTACAAACTTGGCTGCGTCGAATACTGTTGACCTTCGGATTCAGGATACAGCAAATACCAAGGAATACTTTGTTCAGCTCGGCGGGTCTGAGTCGTACATTATCTTTAATGACAAGATGGATTGCGACTCCGCCGCCGTAAACACAACCATTTCTCTTTCACAGATCGACTTTATCAGTGCCGACGCGACAGGAACGGGTGGAGAAACTGCTGATGTAGAAATCTTTGCAGTAGCAACATAATGGAAGTAAAGAAGTATAAGCACGGCGGAAAACACGGTGGTCCCGAAGGCAACCCTTTTGCCATGACCAAGGAAGAGCAAGACAAGTCTAAAGCTGCTGTTCTTAGGGGTGACAAAAAGTTCACGAAAGAACTTAAAAAAGAAGAGAGAAAGGTTGACAGAACGATTCGAAGAACTGGTGGAGGCGCCGAGGGTATTAAGAAGCTGCAAGAGCAACTGCGAAGAAAGGCAAAGCGAAAGAGAAGAAGAGAAAATCGCAGAAAGAGGCGAGCAAATCGAACCCTAAATCCCATCAAGGCCATTAAAAGCAGAGGCAGAAAAAAGGATTTTAGTGGGGGTCAGGGAAAAAGCGCTGGATGTCAGGGCGCTGGCTGCGGGGCTTACGAATAAACAATAAATGAAGCTGTCAAAGAATCTTACTCTTGCTGAATGCACCAAGAGCACAACAGCATCCCGCCTTGGGATCAATAATACACCTGATGATGAGTGGGTTATCGAAAATCTTAAGTCGATTGCAGAACACGTATTTCAACCTCTTAGGGACGCTTTCGGGTGCCCTATATACGTGTCGTCAGGCTATCGTGGGCCTGAGCTCAACCGTGCAATCGGTGGCTCAAATCGCAGCCAACATATGGAGGGACGAGCACTTGACCTTGATGCAGACGTGTTCGGAGGCTGTACAAACGCTGAAATCTTCGAATGGCTACGAGAGAATGTTACGTTTGATCAGATGGTGTGGGAATTTGGTGATGACAACAATCCTGATTGGGTTCACATCAGTTATGTTCATGATGGCGTTAATCGTAAAAGGTGCCTCAAGGCTTGTCGCGACGATGAAGGCAAGACGTACTACGAAGTGATGTTTAAGTCGCTCTGACTTAGTCTTCGAACTCTCTGTAAAATCTCTGTACTAGCAGGCGGCCTTTCTGCGACAGAGAGTACCTAACCCTGTAGTTGTACTTGAGCTCGTCTCTAAACAAGTGATCTTCTCTTGTATTGGAGGGCGTTAGCTTATCAAAGTACTTGTATACGTACCCCTCTTTCATGAGCGGGTATACATATCTACCACCCACATGTTTGGTTGATACCTTAAAGTCTTGTGCTGCATATTTCAGTGTCCAGAACTCTAGATCATAGCACCACAGCATAAACATCAGCTCTTTTTCAAAGACCTCATGCTGTTCGCAAAACTCGTCCATGGTAGTTCTCAGGTTCTTGAGGTAGTTTCTTTTTACGTACCTTTGATTGAGGCGTGAGAACTCACGGAACATCTTATTGTTGGACCTCTTATGTGGCATTGAAATAAACTTGGATAAGCACAAAGGTATGGAGAAGGACGGTTTTCTTTTTGAAATTCAGAGACTTGCAGTAGAGATGGACAGCCTGATTGACGAGTACGGGGTGCGGGATGAGGTGATGTCTTTGTTTGTCGTCGGGGTGGTTGAACCATCAGAAGGTCCAGACCCAGACACGAGTCAGCTCAGAGCCATCTATGGTTACAATCTCAACAACAGAGAAGAACTCGAAGAGTTGCTTAACTTTGCAAGCGACACATATAAAGATCCTGAAGGCCCAGACATCAATGACTTGCTAGACGGGCTGGGCATAAGTTTAAATTAAATGGAAGGAGTTATTCGTAAGATCATTATTGGTCGAGACCCTAAAGATGCCATGGCGTACTACGTCGGCATGCGGGCTGGTAGCAGCAAGGTTAGTGCGATTGTTAATGACGAGGCGTTCTTGTACAGACATGGCAAGAACAGATATCTGGTGTACCTCGAAGAAGAAGATGGGGCAAATGTGCTGTGGAAGTCTGTCGATGATATGCCATGCATTATTGAATTTGACTTAAATTTTTAATTATGAGCCACAAATCAAAAGGCCTTGGCGATACTGTCGAGAAGTTTACCAAGGCAACTGGACTTAAAAGACTGGTAGAGCGTGTGTCCAAAGACTGTGGATGCGAGCAGCGGAAAGAGTATCTGAACGATAAGTTTCCGTACAAACAATGAGGTCGCTAAATATGTTTATCGTTGAGCTGGACAAACCCATCAACGATACAATCACCACGAAAGGTGGTGTTGAACTGTTTATTGACACCCGATTTGAAATGGGTGAGTTTAATAATCGGGTAACCGACGGTCCCGTCATCGCTACGCCAGCCAAGTATAAGACACCTGTAAAGGTTGGAGATACGCTGTACTTTCATCACCTTGTTGTTATGCAGGGCGGACAAAAGCTTACGGGCATAGATGACAGTTACTTTGTAAAGTTTGATCCAGAGCACGCAGTAAACAATCAGGCGATTGCCTATAAGAATAAGAAGGGTAAGATTACCCCACTTGATGGCTGGAGTCTGTTGCTTCCTGTTGAAGAAGAAAAGGAAGAGACAGAAGTCCAAATCGTATCGCTCAAAGAAAAGCTTCCAACAAAGGGCAAGGTTGCCTTTGACTCGAAACATTTGAAGGCTATTGGCGTAAAGAAAGGCGACGTCGTTTGTTTCAAGGAAAACAGAGACTATCGTATCAAGATTGACGGAACGGAATACTACCGCACCCGTGTCGAAGACCTAATGTATGTCGAAGAAGAAGTTCACAACGATTGAGGCTGCTGGAAGGCTAATGTCGTCCATGGAGGCTGCTATCAACAACATGATCGACGAAATCAAAAAGCCTGTTGATCCAGACATCAATGGTAGCGCACGAAAGGCTGAACTACAGTCTATCAAGCAAACGGCCACTGATTGCAAAGAGCTGCTTGTGGAGCGCCAGCGCCTTGAGCAAATGATCAACGATCTAAAGAGCAATGGAGAGTTAGAAGAAGCCAAAGACTATTCAGGCGGATTTGCCGAAAGATTCTCGAAGTAATGCCCTACAAAGACCGCGAAGATCAAAGAAAAGCTTCTGCTGCTCATTACGAAAAGTACAAAGAGCAGTATAAGGTCAGGGCTAAAAGAAGAAACAGGAACCAAAGAAAGTGGGCCCGAGAGTTTATCCAAAGAATTAAAAGCAAACTTTCTTGTGTCGATTGCGGAGAATCAGATCCAATTGTCTTGGAGTTTGATCATGTGTGCGGTGAGAAAGTTCACAACATTGCAGATATGGTAAACCAGTCTTATGGTATGGACACAATAAAGAAAGAGATTCGAAAGTGCCAAGTGCGTTGCGCCAACTGCCACAGAAAACAAACTCACAATCGTCGCAACTCATAACCGCGAGTATCCCCTCAAGCTTATACCTTGTAGAAAGGGTAGTTGGTTACACGCGGGTTCAAGCCCCGCCTCGCGGACTTTGTTATCTTTGTTTTTAATACGCGCCTGTAGCTCAACAGGATAGAGCAGCGCACTTCTAATGCGCAGGTTTCAGGTTCGAGTCCTGACAGGCGCACAATTTAATTCATGGCTGGACTCCTAAACATACAAGAATACGATGAGGCTGTTATCTCAATTTGCCCCGAGGGTACAACGGGAGACATTATTTCGGTCGGTGATATACTCATTGCACTTCCCGCTCAGCCTCCCAAAGAGGAGATTGAAGGATATGGACGTCCAAACGACATGCAGCTGTGGCAGAGGGTTTCTATGCCAGAGGAGCTGTCTAGGGTTAAGAGTATGGACGAATGGTCTGAAACGCCGAGAGAGTTCAGACAAAAGTTTTCTCCGTATATCGAGAAGGAATTTAGCCGTAGGCGTAACGGCTTTTGGTTTTACAATGACGGTAAGCCTACATATATTACGGGCAGGCACTACATGATGCTTCAGTGGACTCGGATGGACATAGGTTATCCGAACTTCTTGAGTTTCCAAAGAGATATTTTCTTACATTTAGCTGCGTGTGAGGCGGACCCCCGCTGTATCGGACAGCTGTACACTAAGTGTAGGCGGAGTGGGTACACCAATATCTGCTCCGCTGTGCTTCTTGATGAAGCCACGCAGGTCAAAGATAAGCTCCTAGGTATCCAGTCAAAGACTGGTAAGGACGCACAAGAAAATATATTCATGAAGAAGGTGGTCTACATGTTCCGCCACTACCCCTTTTTCTTCAAGCCCATTCAGGATGGTACCACTAACCCACGCATGGAGTTGGCTTTTCGCGAGCCAAGTAAGAGAATCACGAAGAAGAATAAGACTGCGCAAACGGGCGAAGCTCTTAATACGATAGTCAACTGGAAGAACACCACAAACAATGCTTACGATGGAGAGAAGCTCCATATCTTGTACCTCGATGAGGCTGGAAAATGGGAAAGACCTACAGACATAAGAGATGCCTGGAGGATTCAACGGACGTGTTTGATCGTCGGGCGAAAAATAATCGGAAAGGCCCTGGTCGGAAGCACGGTAAATCCAATGGACAAGGGCGGAAAAGAGTACAAAGAATTATGGAGGGACTCGAATCCTATAGAGAGGAATGCGAATGGAAGAACGAAGACGGGTCTGTATAGATTGTTTATTCCTGCGTTTGAGTCTCTAGAAGGTTTTTTTGATAGGCATGGCAATCCGATTGTGAATGATCCAATCAAAACTGCAGAAGGTCTTGATGGCGAAGACATATACATGGGGGCTAGGACGTACCTCAAGAACGAGCGTCAAGCCCTGACGGACAACGCTACTGAATTAAATGAGGTTATCCGACAGTTCCCATTTACAGAAGATGAAGCGTTCAGAGACAGCGTTCAGGGCAGTACCTTTAATATTGCAAAGATCTATGAGCAGATCCAAAGCAACGATGAGCTGTATCCAAATCCAGTTGTTGTAGGAAACTTTGTATGGCAAAACGGCCAGAAAGATACCAAGGTTGTATTTAAGCCTGACCCTAACGGTAGGTTTAGGGTCGCTTGGATGCCGCCAGACGAACTAAGGAGCAAAGAAAAGTTGGAGCGGGGAAAGAGGGTCCCACCGCATCCATGGCTAGGCGTCGGCGGTATTGACTCCTATGATCTTGATGCCACAGTTGATGGAAGAGGTTCCAAGGGTGCCATGCATTTGTACAATAAATTCAACATGCACCATCCGTGCAACATATTTGTTGTTGAGTATGCGTCTCGCCCACCACTTGCTAGTATCTTCTATGAGGATTGTTTGATGGCTGCTGTGTTTTACGGATACCCCCTCCTAATTGAGAACAACAAGTATGGGATAGCCAGATATTTTGAACAAAGGGGCTACGATGGCTACCTGCTAGGAAGACCGTCCCACCTAAAATCTTCATCAGGCGTTTCTAAGGTAAAAACAAAGGGTATACCGTCTAATTCACAAGACGTTATCCAAGCTCATGCTCAAGCTATTGAAGCTTTTATTCACGAGCACGTTGGGTTTAACGCAGACACTGGTGAGTTTGGCGCTATGTACTTCAACAGAACGCTAGAAGACTGGATTGGTTTTAGGATTGACAACAGAACTAAGTTTGACCTTACAATTAGTTCTGGGTTATGCCTTCTTGCTGCGCAAAAACAAAAACAAAAACCAAAGAAAGACTTTGCAGAGAGCAAGTTTTTCAGGCGATATAAGGTAATCGGTTGATTCCCTATATTTGCAATACTATACGCGAGTAATTTCTGCGAAATGCAAGACAACCAAGGAACAATTAAGGGGTTTCCAGATCCGCTTGCTTCGCCAGAAGAGAAGTCAAGCAAAAACTATGGCATCCAGTATGCCAAAGCTATTGATTCTCAGTGGGGGAGAATGACGGACACAGGGTCTCTTCTCGGCAAACGAAATAGACTTTTTGAAAGAAGCCGAAGGTATGCCACTGGAACACAAGATACAAATATCTACAAACAACTTCTGAGCAGCCTTGACCCTAACAATGGGGACGGCAGCCTGATGAACATTGACTACACCCCAGTTCCTGTTTTGCCTAAGTTTGTTCGTGTCGTAGTAAACAAAATTCTTGGGACCAACCTGTACCCCAATCTTGAGGCTGTTGATCCGCTGTCTTCTTCCGAGAAGAATAGACAGAAGAAGTTTGTACAGGCTCAAGTCAAGAACAAGGACTTGCTTGTTGATTTTAAGCAGCGAACTGGTCTCGACCTTGGACAGGACCCCAACACACTTCCCGACAGTAAAGAAGAAGTTGATATTCTGTTTGGTGATAACGTCAAAACTGGCGCAGAGATTTCTGCGCAAATGGCAACTCACCTGACTCTTACTTGGAATGATTTTTCTGAGAAGATATTTAGACGCTGTGTGAGCGATTTGGTAGGCCTTGGAATGAGCGTTGTCAAAAGAACTAACGATCCAAACTATGGCATTACGACGGAGTACGTAGACCCCGTAATGTTTATTCACAACTACACGGAAGATCCTGGCTTTAACGACTTGACCTATGCGGGTCACATCAAAAAAGTCACTATTGCAGAACTCAGGCGTTTGGCTGGCGATGAGCTTGACGAAAATGATCTTCAAAAGATTGCAGACAAGGTTAAAGGTAGAGATGGAAACAACCACTCAAAGTACAATAAGAAGCACTATGACACAGATACAAACTCTATGTACTATGGCTATGACGAGTACACTGTGTCTGTTCTTGACTTTGAGTTTCTGACTGTAGAGACAATGCATTTTGAAGAAAAAGAGAATCGCCATGGCGGGTCTAACTTCTTCTACAAGGGCTTTAATTACAAAAAGCCCAAAGGCAGCGTCTTTAAGAGAGAGTCTACCTGCATGGATATTGAAGTTGTCTATGAAGGCAGCTATGTTCTTGAGTGCCCCTATATGTTTGGATACGGCAAGAAAAAGAACATTCCAAAGAATATGCATGACTTGACTAGAGCCAGGTTGTCTTATTCGGTAACATCAACCAACATTCAGGATATGATCCCGAAGTCAATGGTTGATAGCTGCACTGGATTTGCGGACATGTTGCAACTCACCCACTTGAAGATTCAGCAAGCTATTGCTAAGGCTAAGCCTGACGGATTGATTATTGATATTGAGGGGCTGGAAAACGTTCAGCTTGGAAAGGGTGGTGAGCTTCAGCCATTGGATCTTCATGATATCTACGAACAAACAGGTGTCTTCTACTACAGAAGCAAGAATCCAGAGGGTGGATTCCAAAATCCTCCAGTAAGAGAGATTGGAAACAGCATTCGAAACATCAATGAGCTGATTGGTTTGTACAACCACTACCTTAGAATGATTCGAGACACTACGGGAATCAATGAAGCTGTGGATGCGTCTACTCCAAAGGGTGATGCTCTTGTTGGTGTTCAGCAACAAGCAATTGCTGCAAGCAATAATGCCACATACGACATCACAAATGCTGCACTCAACCTTTACAAAAAGGTTTGTGAAGACATTGTCAAGTGCGTTCAGATTATTCCAAAGGAGTCTGTTCTTCATCAGGCCTACGTAAGAGCTCTTGGTGATGAAAACATGGATGCTCTAACATCGTTTGATGATCTGCCCATGTACAATTTTGGAGTGGTAATCTCCAAAGACATGGAGGAAAAAGACAAAGCATATTTAGAGCAAAACATTCAGATGGCGATTCAGCAAAAAGAAATTGATCTTGAAGACGCCATTGCAATTCGGCAGCTCAAAGATGTAAACCAAGCTGAACGACTGCTTATCGTCAGAAGAAAAAAACGCATGCAGCGCATGCAAGCTCAGGCAAAACAAAACTCTGACGTGCAAAAGCAAGAGGCTATGCAAGCGGCTCAGGCCAGCTCACAGCTCAAAATGAAAGAGGCTGAGATGGAAGCCAAGCTTGACATTGAAAAGATGAAGGTCAAAAACGAAATGGAGACTAAGCTCGAAACAATGCGTCACGAGTTTAGAAAAGAAATCGAGATGATTAAGGCCAAGGCTACGCTTGGATTCAGAGAAGAAGACCAGGAGTTTAGAGAAAAGCTTGAGGTTCTGAAAGAAGACAGAAAAGATGACAGACTCTCCACTCAAACGTCAGATCAGAGCAAGCTCATTTCTCAACGCCAGGGCAAAAGAGAAGAGGTTCAGAAAGGGCCTACAAAACTAATAGACAAACTATTCGCTGAATAATGGCACAGTCGGTAAATTTTGACGTCACGGAGGTATTGAATATCACCTGCAAAAAAGGTGACACGTTTTCTATGACGCTAACTCTAAAAGACTCCGCTGGAACAGCTCTAACTCTGGCAACGGACAATTACGTCTTTGTTATGCAGGTAAAGAACAGAGTGCCATTTGGCGACAAGAGATCTGGCAAGACAAGAGATGAAATCATTTTGGCCACCCCAGCAGCAGCTAAAGCAAAGTCAGGACAAAAGACAACCAACTTTTTGTTTGAAGAGCCTGTAGCCAATGACAGCGGTCAGGTAACTATTGAAGCTTCTGCAGAAGTTATGAGCAAGATCAAAGCAGGCTCTTACACGTATGACTTTCAACACATAAAGCCTAGCTCCAGCGGGTTGGACGCCCACACAACAGTTCTTAAAGGATCGTTTGTTGTAAACCCCGATGTATCTGAGTTCTTCTGATGTCTGTAAGCGTTACTACAACAGCTGGTAATTCAGTTTCTGTATCTGTAAACGGAGGGACTTCTGTTTCTTTTACATCGACATCAACCTCTGTATCTGTATCTGAAAAAGAAGCGAGTCAGATTATAGTTACTAACAAGGGTCCAAAAGGAGATACTGGTGCTACGGGTGCTACAGGAGCTACGGGCGCAACAGGAGCCACAGGACCGCAAGGTCCAACAGGTTCTACGGGGCCTCAAGGCTCCACGGGTCCTCAGGGCGCTACAGGGCCTCAAGGTCCAGCTGGATCTGATGGTACCTCACCCAATGCCTTTACCACACTGGCTGTATCTGGTCAGGACAATGTGGTTGCTGATGGAGTGGATGACACCCTCACTCTTGCCGCTGGGTCTAACGTAACTATTACAACAAACGCATCAAGCGACACAGTTACGATAGCTTCTGCTGATACAAACACTCAGCTAAGCACCGAGCAGGTTCAGGATATTGTAGGCGGTATGTTTTCTGGCAACACGGAGACACGAATCTCTGCCACGTATCAAGATGATGACGGAACGATTGACCTTGAAGTTGATGCCATACCCGTAGACCTTACATCTGATGGTGCTGGCACAATACATGCAAACAATGTTCCCACCCTTAACCAAAGCACTACTGGCAATGCTGCAACAGCTACAGCACTTGCAACAGCAAGAGCAATCAACGGAGTAGACTTTGACGGCACGGCACCTATTACAATTACTGCTGCTGGGAATACGCTTTCTAATACTGTCCCCGTATCTAAAGGTGGCACAGGGGCAACTAGTTTATCGGCTAACTCTTTGCTTACGGGAGATGGCACAAACGCCATATCTGCTGAAAGCAACTTGACCTTTGACGGTAATAATCTTGTTGTTACTGGAGTTGAAGTATTTTCTTTCCCAGATACTGCGGACCAATATCACGGAGAGGCTGTTACCTTTGGAAGCGGTCCCAGTGGGGTTGATGGTAACATTGAGCAGGGTAAGCTGTATTACTTGGACTCTAGTCAGCAGTGGGAAGAGACAGACGCTAATGCAGCTTCAACGTCTAGCGGAATGATAGGAATAGCTGTAGCTGATGATACTACTAGATTCCTTGTCCGTGGATTTGCTAGGCACACTAGCTTTTCTGGGTTAACAACGGGTCAGATTGTTTATGTGAGCACTACGACTGGAGAGATAACAAATACTGCCCCTTCAGGAAATGGCGACATTGTTAGGGTGATTGGGTATTGTGTAAATGCTACTACTAGAGTGATATACTTTGATCCAGACAAAACCTTTGTAGAGGTCACTGCATAATGCCTACGATAAACGCAAACAGAGTAGGCCGTATTGTGGGTGTTACAAACTCAAACTTTAGTACAGCCAGAACTTCTGATTCAGGCACTGCTACTGATGGGCCAACTGGAGATCTCTCTGTGCAGTTTTTTGTTGGTAGGGGCGCTCATAGATTCACTAGAGCTTTCATTCATTTTGATACAAGCAGCATCACAGGGACTGTAACAGCAGCCCATATTGACATACAGGGGGGAAGTTCTAATCAGCCAGATCCAAACGACACGATTCTCGTGAAAAGCACAGCCTTTGGTGGGGATGGAGGTACAGCCATTTCTACTTCAGACATGTTTAGCTCTTTGGACTACAGCACCGCCTACTCTACAGAGCTCACTACGTGGTCCACATCAAACAACGAGTATACCCTAACATCAGCGGCTCTGTCTGATATTCAGAATAACAATGACTTTACAGTAGCTGTGATTATGCATGATTCTGATTTTCAGAATACAGACACAAATGCTACTGAGGACATTTCGATAGATTTCAGCACTACGATAACTCTAGACTACACTTTGGCCGCTACTGGATACGGTCACAAGGTTAACGGTGTAGCCTCTGGAAGCATTGCAAAAGTCAATACGGTTGCTACAGCAAGCATCGGCAAAATAAATACTGTTGATTGATTATATTTGCAAAAACAACACTAACTCAAAATGGCTACTACTACTGCAACAATTACCATTTCCAGCTCTGATTTGACTGGAGATGCTTTGTCACTTAGCACGACGGCAACGTTGACTAAGGCTAATTCTGCTTCTGGTTTGGATCAAACCACAGGCGTCGCTCGTAAGTTCTTCGCTAGCGCTCAGGCTAATACAACTCTGATCGCTGCTGCAGATTACACTGCAGGAAAGGCTCACAAGGTTTACATCAAAAACACCTCAACCAGCAACTCTGAGTTTGTTAAGGTTGAACTTGGAGCGTCTAACCTTTCTCTTGGCTTCCTTTATGGCGGTGACTTTATGTTCATTCCTTACGACGGTGAAAATGACATTGATATTGACACGTCTGATGTCAATATGACTGTTGAGTTCCTCGTTATTTACGAAGCATAATGGCAACGGTAAGAGTCACATTGGGGCTCTCAAGTGCTGATGTCATGTCAACTGCAGTCAGCCTTAATGTGGCTGCTAATTTGTTGGCTGACTCTGGCAGTATTGTACGCGCCAAAGTAAAGGGTACGGCTGCTGATACAGACGACCTTGTTATTTACAAGGCTAACGACAAGCTTGAAAGCGCCTATCTCTACATCCAGAATCTGGACCCAGAGAAAGAGAATTACATCACGGTGAGAAACGAAACCGAATCCAATACAGCGCTTGTTGCTAAGATTGGCGGTGGCGAGTTTGCATTTATTCCTGTTGCAGTAGACAAGACATATCAATGCATTGCCACCAAGGTCAACACCATGATTGAATACGGAGTGTTCGGTTTGGACAACTCAGCAGTCACACTTGCATAATACTTAGAGCAATGCTAGAAAGAAATCTAAAGCCAGTTCTTATTACAGGGGCTACTACGGTATCGGCTCCAGAAAATCAATTTTTCAGGGCGATTACCGTTTTGTCGCTCGACACTGCCACCGATACAATTAGTGTAAAGGGTGGTATTTCACAGGGACTTGATCAAAACGACGCATCTGATGGGTCTACGTACTTGGCGAATCAAGAGACTCCTGCCGACGAAAAAACAGGTGTCAACCTTAATGGCACTCACAGTGCTGGTATATACGAGTTTATCCCAACCGTCGCAGTCGCAATCAATGTTCCTGCTGGAACTACCATCTATGGCAGATTTACAGAGGTTGCTACGGGCGCGAACGATACAGTAATCGCCTATATGTAATAAAACAATAATTCAATACAATGGAAAACACAATTCACCTCCAAGAAGAATCGTTCGAGAAAGCAGAGATCTTTGACACGCCAGAGCAGCTTGCTGCCAGCATGCAACAAGACTCTGCACCACAAGTAGAAGCTCAGCCAGAACAGCCTGCGGAAACCCCATACGTGGACCCAGAGCCAGCCCCTGCAGAGGAGCCATCTACGCTCGAACAAATTACAGAAGCACAGCCCCAAGCAGAACAGCCAGTTCAAGAGGCGGTGCAACAACAAGAAGAAGATTATAGCGACGAGGAAATCGAAGCTGCGGTTCTAACGTTCATGAGCGAAAGGCTCGGAAAAGACATTGAATCGTTTGACTATTTCACTCAAGCACAACAACCTGCAATCGACGATCGCGTGCAGGCTATTGCTGACTTTGTTGCCGAAACAGGCCGCAAGCCAGAGGATTGGTTTACGTATCAGTCTATGAACACGACCGAAATGGACGATGTGACAGCGATGCGAGTTCAATACTCACAGCAGTATCCAAACTTGTCATACGACGAGGTTAACACGCTTTTTGAAAGCAGATACAAGCTCGACTCTAACGTCCATGATGACGCAACAGTTCGAGCATCCATGATTCAGCTGAAGGTTGATGCAACCGACGCTCGGAGAGAAATCGAAACTATCCGAGACAAGTTCAAAACACCAGAGGCTGTTCAAACCCCCTCTACCCAACAAGCATCGCGCTTTGATGATGGCTTCTACCAATCTATGGCAACCGAAACGGACGCCCTGCAAGGTTTGGAGTTTGATTTAGGGAACGATAAGACCTTTATGTTCGGCATCAATGACGAATACAGAGGTCAGCTCAAGGGTAGAACCAACAACATTGAGAACTTCTTTGACTCGTATGTCGATGGCCAGGGCAACTGGGACTACGATAAGCTGAACTCTCACCTCGCTGTCATTGATAACATTGACACAATCGTTTCCTCGGCATACCGCCAAGGCTTGGGTGATGGGCAGAAGACTATCGTTAGCAATGCTGCTAATGTGTCAACGAACACGACTCCATCAAGTGCTCAAAACATGAATGAGGAAAACCCTCTCGCACAGCAAGTAAGATCGCTGTTGCGTGGAGGTAAATCCAAAACAGTTTTTAACATCTAAGAATAAAAAATTATGGCTAATATTCTTTCAGGTCAGCCAGCAGTGGATGCTACTAGCGTAGCAGCAAACGCAGCTGGACTCAGACCATCGTTTCGGATTACACCCGAGACATACACAACTATTGATTCTTTGATCAAGACCACGAAGGACCACGTCCTTCCTGACTTGGTTGAGACTTACGGCGACCAGGGTATCACTGGTTTCTTGAAGCTCACTGGAGCTATCAACGCAGGCGGCACCTCTGACCAGTTCGACTGGTGGGAATTGGGTCGTCGTCACGCTAAGTTGACCTACGCAGCTGCTGACACCACTATTGCTGGTTCTGGCGTAAGCGTAAGCATCGACGCTACTGCCAACTCTGACGTTGCCTCTAATGTTCAGGCTAACGACGTTTTGATGGACGCAGCAACTGGTGCTCGCTTCATCGTTAAGTCTGGCGGTTCAGGCAGCGGCGATGCAACGCAAGTTGTTATGGTTAAGCTCGACGACTCAGCTGCTGTTGAAGATACTGATATCGACGCTTCTGCTGGCGGTACTTTGATCAAGCTCGGTAACATGTACGCACAAGGCACCAACCAGCCAACTGCATACGATGACATCGGGGTTCGCAAGTACAGCAACTCTTACATGATCGTTAAGGGTCGTTACGAAGTCAACGGATCGCAGGCGACTAACATCGGCTGGGTGAACATTGGTGGTGGCGAATACCGCTGGTTCATGAAGGGTGAGCAAGAAGCTCGCGCTAAGTTTGAAGATCAGAGAGAGCTGATGTTGCTCTTCGGACAGAAGAGAAACGAGCCTTCTGATTCATCAACAGCTGGAACCAACCTCGACGACGAGATGGCTGGTTCTGAAGGTTACTTCTCAGCTATCGAAGACAGAGGTATCGTTGTTCAAAACGCCAATGCTAACCCAATGGATAGCTTTGCTGAGTTTGACGACTTGATCTTGGAGCTCGACAAGCAGGGCGCACCTTCTGAGTACGCTATGTACTTGAACAGAAAGCAGTCTTTGGCTATTGACGACATGCTCGCAGCTGGTATCGCAACTGGAGTGACTGCTGGTTTGCCAGCTCAGTTCGGTGCATTCCAGAACGACGCTGACATGGCAGTGAAGCTCGGCTTTAAGTCATTCACTCGTGGAGGTTACTCTTTCCACAAGCATGACTGGAAGCTGTTGAACGATCCAACCTTGTTGGGTGCTGGTAACTTCTTGCAGGGCGCTATGGTGCCTTTGATGAACGTTACTGACGCTCGTTCAGGTATCAACGTTCCTGCTCTCTCCATGTTCTACAAGGAAGCAAATGGATACTCTCGTGAAATGGAGCACTGGGTGACTGGTGGCGGCGTGTTGGGTCACACCAACAACGGCGATGCTGGTACTGACCAGGCTGCGTTCCACTACCGTTCTGAAATTGGCCTCTGCGTTCGCGCTGCAAACCAGCACGTAATGATCAAGGGTTAATAGTCTTATTGTTTAACTATTAAAACCTAAATCATTATGGCTAGAGTAAGACACCAAGTACCTGGATCTATTACTGTTTCAAGACAGGTGCGTATTGCAGATGCTTTTTCTAATGGCGCAACTACGAAGTTCGCCCTGGAACAGCCTGCTAACAGCATCATCGAGTCTGTGTTGATTAGAACTGTGGGCGACGTTACCGTAGGTAGTGCCGTCAACATTGCTTTCAACCTTGGAACAGGTAATGATCACACGGGTCAACAAGTTGTTGCAAACGTCAACTACCTTAGCGGAGGCGATAACACTACAGTGAATGCTGGAGTTGTTAAAGTCTGCGACATTGTTGATGGCGTAAACTCTGATGCTGTTGCTTCTTATGGCAACGCAGCTGCAGTTACAACTGATGACAGAACATTGTTTGGAAGATTCGTTACTGGCGCTGCAGAAGTTACGACTGGAGCTGGCAAAAACGAAGTGGAAGTTCACGTTACTTTCAGACAATTTTGATGACTAATGCGAATGGGGCTTCGGCCCCCTTTGCTTTTCTCTTTTAACAAACACGAAAAAAACCTATAATTATGGGACACTTTGATAAGCTGCAAGCGAAAAACGTTGTAGCTAACAACATTAAGGGGGCATACCAGGGTGCTGTCGTTTTGAACGGCGGAACTGATGTAACGCTCACTGCCAATCAATCTGGTGCTGTATGCGTCTTTGATGCAGCTGGCGCTTCTTCATTTACTCTTCCAACTCCTCAAAAGGGCCTTCACTTCACGTTTATTACGGCTGTGACTGCTACTGCAGATCACGTCGTTAAAACGGCAACGGATGCTGCTGGTTTCTTGGGTGGTGGTATTGTTGTAAATACTACTGCTGATCAGCTGGATGATGTTTCTGCAGCTACTGATGGAGAGAATGACCACATCACCATGAATGGAACTACTACTGGTGGACACGTTGGTTCTACTATCAATGTTTGGGGCATTTCTGACTCAAATGCCGCTAAGTGCTGGGTTGCACAAGTGGCACTGGTTGGATCAGGAAACACCGTTACACCATTTGGTGACGATCAGCTCTAATCTGAGATACACGCTACGAGAAAGGCCCTACGGGGCCTTTTTCTTTTTCACTATATTTGCAATACCTTTAATGCAATGAAAAAGTTTTTCCTGTTCAAGCGCCGAGAGCTCAATGCTTCCAGCACCCTGACGTCTGATAGTGGCGAGGGTCTTGACTTATTTGCTGTACCCGCTGACAGAATAGGCTTTATCTCTGCATCAGTTGGAAAGGTGGGCATCGTATTCAACGACGCCACGATCTACGAAGAGAGCAACCTCCTAGACGGAGAATCGTTTAGAAAAACATCTGTAACAGTATCGTGCGAAGAGGGCAAGGAAGAAGCTTTGATTGGCGACATCATGTCTTTTGTTTACTCTTCAGGCTCCAAGCAGAGCGTCATGAAGTTTGATGCTGTTGGTAGCAGCAATGTCAAGAATGTCAAGCTTGAGTCTTTTTCTGATGTGACCTCAGAGGTTAGAGAGCTTCCTGTTGTAAGATCTACGGGGGACGCAAGCAGAAACACATTCATTGGCGGAACCGCAGGAACAGCCTTCGGAACTGGCAACGTCATTGCAGGAATCGACTTTGGAGCTGACAACAAGCCAGTAATTGACCTTAACGAAACAGGTCTGGGTGAGTCAGGCGGCAACGTAAACGCATGGACAAATAGTGGCTCTGGAGGCAGCACATACAACGTGTCCGCTATTAGCGGCACGCTGAACTTTGATGATTCAACAGGCAGAGCTAACAACGGATTGGCCACTGCTGCAGCTGATTTTGCTGGAGTAAATAACGTTCAACTTGCAAACAACTACGTGAGGTCTGGTGACTTTACAATGTTTGCTGTTATCGGAAAAAGCACCTCAGACATCGACGACTTACCTAAGCTTGGCCCCTTGGTTCAGGGAAGCGCCACTTCTGGTCAGGGTTTGACTCTTGCATTTGCGGATGCGTTCAACAATGGTGCTTACGTTCTGAAATTTGCTAACGAGAGAGGTGAATCAGTGGTTGCAGGGACACCAAATCCAATTATAGACTCTCATCTTCCGTCAGAAATTAGAAGAACAGCATATGTGTTTGTTATCAGAAGAGATACTTCGAACAATTTGTTTTTCCATACAAACGATGGGGATCTTGATGCCTTCGTAAACGCAAACACTGAAGGGGCCAACGCAAGAACTGACGGGAACTTATTGATCAAATACCTAGGCAACGGCCTCGGCGATAAGTTCGTTGGTAACGTTGCTCGATTTGGGGTTATTGAAAGAGACATTGGGGCTTCGTCAGCCGCCTCTCTTGCCAGAGCCCTCGCAAATAAATATACACCATAACTCAATTCAATATCATGGAACAAACCAAAAAGCGCCCTGGGCGGCCTAAAGCCCAACAAAAGCCAAAGGAAGAGCATGTTGCACAAGCTCCAGTGGCTAAGAAGTCTTTGCCTATTAAGCGCAAGGAATTTGTAAACCCTAACGCAGAGTACGAGTTGATTCGTAATTCTGGGGTGGTCTTTATGTTGCCACAAAAAGGCGTCACTGTATTTGATGCAGAAAAAGACACTGTACGCGAGCTTCGCTACTGCCCGAACGAGCCTTCTGTGTGGCGCGATGAGCAATCAGAAAACGCTACTCGACAGTCTGTTATCTTCCGCGATGGTAGGCTGTTTGTCCCCAAGGCGGCTCCGAACTTGCGTGTATTTATGGAGAAGCACCCGTTCAATCAAGCGAATGGCGGCAGCATCTTTAGACTTGTTGACAAGAAAAGAGATGCAGAGCAAGAGCTCCAAAAGGAGTTTGCTCTTACAGATGCAATCTCCATGGTAAGAGACAAAGACATTCAAGAGTTGTTGCCTGTTGCCATGTACTTTGGCATCAATATCAACTCTTCTGTATCTGACATTAGATTCAATTTGCTGCGCGTTGCCAAAACCAAAACGCAAGAGTTTATGGAGTCATTTGACTCTCCTCAGGTAAAGTGTCGTTCTGTTATTCAGCAGGCCGCTGACTACCAGATTATCAAGCTTGGCTCTAAGTCTGTCAACTGGTTTGACAGCAATTCAATGATTGTCTCTGTCCCTGTGGGTCAGGACCCATTGGACGTAATGTCCCGATTCTGCCTGACAGAAAAAGGGGCCTCGGTGCTAAGCACACTAGAGGAAAGACTTGAACGTCTAGCATAAAAGGAGGCCCTTCGGGGCCTCTTTTGTTTTTGTATATTTGTGGTATGGCTAGTGTACAGACGGTATACAGGACTCTGAAGGACCTGACAAACAAAGAACAGAAGGGGTTCATCACTCCAGCCGTGTTCAATCGGTTCGCATACATTGCTCAGCTGAGCATCTACAACGAATTGTTTTCAGAGCTTCTTGAGGCCAAGAAAGCACAGGTTCAAAGGCTGGACCCAGGACGTGACAAGTC